TGTACCTATCTCCAGTTCAGTCACTACAGTAGAACTGAGCGACAGCAAACAGGATGGGGTCTAAATGACCCCAGACTGTTTAAAACTGTAGGGCAGTTGTATGGGTAACTACCAAAAAGATTTTCCCGTACAAACCCTATGCCCCAGTTTACTGTCCTATTTTGTCCTATTATATATGTGAGTTACATTACATTTTTGTTATAAACCGTTCGGAATGGCTGTTTGAACGGATTAATAGATAGTAGGGACTATTTATAGTCCCGTATAGTAGCAAGCCTTTAGGGCTTGCGTTACAGACTGTATCTACTATCTGTTTCTAACTGTCTGTCTGTAACTGTACTAACTATTGTAGATGGGACAGTTCTGTGACTTTTCAGAAGGGTAATAATCCTAGGACAAAGGCTATGGCGGAAGCCAAGGCCAAAGTCTTGGCCCTTGTATCTGAGGGTATGTCTGTCCATAAGGCTATGGAGTCTTTGGGCAAAAAGCCCGACACCGTTCGCATCTGGATGATGCGTGATAAACAATTTGCTACCGACCTGACAGAGGCAAAGGAAAATGCTAAAGAGCATTCCCTGAAAGCCCTAGGGGTAGCCCGTGAAGATATTACCTTCCCCCAGTTTTCAGAAATGTTTTTAGACCAACGCGTCTTCCCACATCACCAAGACTGGATTGACCTCTTAGAGGGTAGGGAGCCAAGTTGGCTTCACGAAAGTATGATTTATGAGAATGGCGACCCAAACCGCCTACTTATAAACGTGCCACCTGAGCACGCAAAGTCCACCGTAATTACGGTAAATTATTCTACCTACCGCATCGCACTAAATCCCAACGTGAGAATCATCGTTGTTTCTAAGACGCTTGTCAAAGCACGGGAGTTCGTGTACGCAATCAAACAAAGGTTAAGCCACCCGCGCTGGTTAAAGTTGCAAACAACTTTTGGGCCAGAAGGGGGATGGAAAGATGACTCTGATACCTGGCGTGTTGATACCGTCTACTTGGGAAGTGATGCCCGTAACTCTTCGGAGAAGGACCCGACTATTCAGGCACTCGGTATGGGGGGTCAGATTTACGGTGCCCGTGCCGACCTTATAATTTTAGATGACTGTATTACAACCGCTAACGCTCACGAGTATGAAAAACAAATTAACTGGCTACAAAAAGAAGTTATTACCCGTTTAGGTAAGAACGGTAAATTGTTAGTAGTGGGGACACGAATTGCGCCGACGGACTTCTACAAAGAACTTAGAGACCCTAAGCATTGGTCAAGTGGTAAAAGTCCATTTACGTATATGGGTATGCCTGCTGTATTACAGTATGCCGAGAAACCAAAAGACTGGGTCACCCTTTGGGCGAAGTCGGACTCTCCGTGGGATGGCGATGATGAGACACCTGACGAGCAAGGGCTATACCCGAAATGGGATGGACCAACAATTGCTAGACGTAGAGGAGAGGTAACTCCATCTACGTGGGCTTTGGTTTATCAGCAAGAAGATGTTACTGAAGATTCTATCTTTCCATCTGAACTTGTTCAAGGTTCTATCAATGGAATGAGAAAACGTGGTGTATTAAAACCAGGTGCTGCTGGGCACCCATCACGAGTTGAGGGTTACACCGTTGTTGGTTTTGACCCTGCTATGGCTGGTAATGCTGCGTTTGTTGCTATGACGTATAATAAAGCAGATGGCAAAATTTATATTTTAGATTGTCTAAATATGGCAGAACCTACGCCACAAAAAATTAGGGAAGCAATTGAAGTATATACGCAAGTTTATAAACCACAAGAGTTCCGAGTTGAAATCAACGCCCATCAAAAAGCCTACTCACTTGACGAAGACTTACGAAACTGGCTTGCTTCTTACGGCGTACGACTTAATTCTCACTTTACAGGCAAAAACAAATGGGACACAAACTTCGGAGTTGCAAGTATGTCAACTCTCTTTGGAACATCCAGAGAAGGAAAATTCCAAAAGAACAATATATTGGAACTTCCAAGCACTGAGGGTTCTGAAGGACTTAAGGCTTTAGTTCAACAACTTCTTACGTGGAAACCTGATACAAGGGGTAAGACAGACTGCGTAATGGCGTTATGGTTTGGTGTCATTAGATGTAGAGAGTTTATGCAACAAAACTCTAATATACAAAAGTGGGCACATAATCGCTGGGCAACAAGAGCACAAAAAGAAAAACGCTATACAGTTAATATTGACGATGTCGTTGCCGAGCAATGGCAAGAGATGTACGGATAGGAATAATGGCTAAACCACCAAAGAAAGTTACTCCACGTTTAAGTAAAGACGTGCGTGATGTTTTACGAGAGATGTCTCAACATCCAACTGGTATGCCACGTAAAGTTGCAAAATCTCCTCAACTTACTGCTGCCGAAGCAGAAGCAGCAAAACAAGCAGCAAAAAAAGTTCAACCGCTTACTATTAAACAATGGGGTAAGAAACTTACTCCTGCAGAGATTGAAAAAGCAGCAAAGATTATATCTAAAGAACGTGGTATCTCTGTTGCAAAAGCAAAAGAACAATTGTGGAAAGAAGTAAAAAATCCACCACTAACTAAACCTACTGTTAGCGCACCTACTTTTATCTCTAAGAAAATTCCTACACGTCAAGAATTTGAAAGTATGGGCTACAGAGCCGTTAAGTATAAAGGTCAAACAATTTGGTTATCCCCAGGGCAACTTAAGAATATTGACAAGGGAACTAGTGGTCCTATTCCACGAACTCAGTATGAGCAAATAACAAATATCACTCCTGAGCGACGAGCGATGTTTGACCGACAGGCTGCCAAAGAAGCACTGCAATTACGTTTAGAGGCAATAGAAGATTGGCAAAATCAACAAAAAGCATCTAAAATTAATAAAGAAGTACGACCTCCTGCTGAAGCAGCAAAAGGTGCAAGTCCAGTTTCTAGTAAAGCAGAAAATTATGCTGAACGTTTATATCAAAAATCTTTTAAAACTTTAACACCGAATGAACGTAAGAAAATACAAATGATTATTGAAGAAGAAGCACGTAGAGCACAAAGAGCAACTTCTTCAGTAGTTGGCAAAAACGTTAAACGCAATTCATTTACTCCAACTGGTGGATTACCAGGCGGTGTTATTGGATTTGGCGGTGGCGGAATAATTGACCAAATTAAGTAAGGATAAAGATGCTATCAATTAAACAAATTGCAGCACGTGTAGATAACTTACGTTATCGTGCTTCCGACCGTGATGCACGGCAACAAGACGTTCTTGCTGTTCGTAAAGGTGATATTGCTTCTGTATATCCAGATTTTTTTCCTGAAGGTGTTGACGCTAACGTTGTAGCAAATTTTATTGACATTGTTGCCCGTGACTTATCTGAGGTAATGGCACCACTACCAGCAGTTAATTGTTCAGCAGCAAATCAAAGTTCTGACCGCGCTCGTGCTTTTGCTGATAAGCGTACACGAATTGCTGCTAATTATTTTTCTCATTCTGATTTGCAAGTACAGATGTACTCAGGTGCAGATATGTACATCACATTCGGTTTCGTTCCTTTCTTAGTAGAATTGGACGAAGAAGCGGGGCTGCCACGTATCCGCATAGAAAACCCAGTGGGCGCTTACCCAGAGTTTGACCGTTATGGGCGATGCGTAGCCTTTGCAAAACGCTACTATATGTCAATTGGAGAATTAGTAGCGAGTTTTCCTGAGTATGAAATTGAATTACTTGGTAAAGATGGTTATGAACAAGACCTCACTGCACAACTAGAAGTAATCCGTTATTATGATTCGGACCAATCAGTTGTGTTTGTTCCAACAAGAAATAATCTTTTACTATCTCAGGCCATAAATCCACTAGGCAAAATGATGGTTGTTGTTGCTAGACGACCAACTATTGATGGTGAGATGCGTGGACAATTTGATGACGTACTTGGTATTCAGTTGCTTCGCAACAGGTTCGCATTACTTGCGATGGAAGCCGCGGAAAAATCAGTACAGGCACCAATTGTTGTTCCACAAGATGTTAATGAACTTCAGATGGGACCAGATGCGATTATTCGCACTGCTACACCAGGCGCAGTTCGCCGTGTAGATTTAAATATTCCATCTGGCGCATTTACAGAACAGCAACTACTACAACAAGAACTACGTACTGGAACACGTTATCCAGAGGGACGTACTGGAAATATTGATGCAAGTATCATTACTGGCCAAGGTGTTCAAGCACTTATGGGTGGATTTGATACACAAGTTAAATCTGCTCAAGCAATCTTTGCTGCATCATTACGAGATGTTATTAGCCTATGTTTTGAGGTTGATGAAAGATATTTTGATATCAACAAAACTATTCGTGGCGTAGATGCTGGTTCTCCTTATAGTATTGACTATACCCCAAGTAAAGATATTAAAAGTGATTACTCTGCCGATGTTCGTTACGGTATGCTTGCTGGTCTTAATCCTGCTCAGGGTCTTATCTTTATGCTCCAGGCTCTTGGTGGAAAACTTATCTCTAAAGATTTAGCACAACGTGAGTTGCCATTTGGTGTTAACGTAACTCAAGAACAAGAAAAAATTGAAGTAGAAGATTTACGTCAAGCGTTAATTACTTCATTACAACAATACACACAGACAATTCCACAGATGGTTGCAACTGGTGCAGACCCATCTGATGTTATTCGTAAGGTTGCTGGTGTTATTAAAGCACGCCAAAAAGGGACGGCACTTGAAGATGCAGTTGAAGATATTTTTGCCCCACAAGAATTACCTCCTGCTAGTGCCCCTATGGTTGAGCAACCGTCCCCTGCTCCCGCTGCGCTAGCAGGAGGCGCTACTGGTGCGCCACCATCACTACAGACACTACTATCTAACTTATCGTTAAGTGGTAATGCCAATGCTAGTGCTAGAACTACAACACGGAGGTAAATATGCCACCCCGTAAAAAGAAACCACAACCCAAGCAACGCAAACGACGTACTGTTGCTAATGAAGAATATACACAATTAGAAATGTACTGTATATGGCTTAATGAATATTACAGAACATTAATTAAGGCTGGCTTTACTAGCGACCTAGCACTTGGTTTTGTAATGGATAAAAGTTCCTATCCAAACTGGGTTGAATATAAGTCACCAACTGAAGAAGAATTAAAACGTTATCTGGATGAAGAGGACGACGATTAATGTCAATGATGCAACCTACTAACAGAGGTGGATATCGTAAGCCAGAAAATCCAGCACCAGTATCAGGTCCTGGAGCGCTATCTGCACGAACCGATGGTGGACCAACGCAAGCACCTATGTACTACCCAGATACAACTTATGGTCAGGGTGGATATATGAATCAACAGGGTGGAGCACCTATGGTTGCTGGAGCAGAAATGCCACAAGCACCAACTGTTGTTGGAATTAATGAACCTACACAATTTCCTGATGAACCAATTTCTTATGGTTCTAGTTGGGGTCCTGGTCCTGGTCTTTCAGCGGTTGTTCCGCAAGGACCAAATTTATTAACAACACTTGAAAAAGCATTACAATATGACGATACTGGTATAGCAGAATTTCTTTATAACAGATTGAATAAATAGTTAATGCCAGAAAATACTCCATCGGGTTTTGTTCCAGTACGAGTTGACTTGGATACACTTAACAACTCACCAGAATTATTACAAGTAAGAACTGCTGGTAATTTTACTTCTGAAGAATTAGCATACTGGGATGCTATGGGTAATCTAACAAATCTTAATACGTTTTTAACTAGAGACCCAGATGCAAAGCGTGCTAAAACTTCATTTATGCAGTTAAGGCCAGAGATACAAGATGCTTTGGTACGCCTTAACCCAGAGGCAAAATATGCAATACCAGATAAAAGTCTTTTTCAGAAATTTTTTGAGTTCAATAATCCATTATTAAATGCTGCAAGAAATCCATTAAGAAGTCTTGAAAAAGCAGGTATGGCTTGGACTGGGATAGTAGAAAACCTTGCACTTAATGCGTTTCATATTACTAATACAATTGTAGAGACAGCAAAGGCTGGCCTTGGTAATGACCAGGCTTTTGAAAATATCACCAACAAAAAATGGTGGACAGACGGTTTTAACGTTTACAATAAATGGAATAAATCTGGCACAGATATGCTGGATGAACAATATAATAAAGCAACTGGAACACTTGCTCGCGGTATAATAGATGGCAAAAATATTCTTGAGATATTCAGTGAATATGGTCAAATTGATAATGATATGGCCGATGCCTTTACAAAAATAAATACACCTGAATTTCAGGAAATTATTGAACGTTATGGCCGTCATAAAATCAATCTTGGTACAAGAATAACTGATTTTGCAGGTAGATTTGCTCCAGTTAAAGAAAAACCAACGGCTCTTGATACATTAAAAGAAACACTTGCTGCTTCAATAGTTTCACTTGGTGGACTACGCAATGTTAAACGCAACAAATTTGGGGAATTTGTCACAGAAAAGCCATTTGCTACTAACCCAGATGGTACTCCTAAGTATGGCGACCCATCATTTGGTCTTGATGTTGCTGCAACTTTATTTGCTGACCCATTAACCTATATGACATTTGGTGGTTCTTCTGGTCTTAAGGCACTTAGTGCTGCTAAAACTGCAGAAGAAATACAAAAAGCAACCAGTGGTGCATTACGTATTGAAAAAGTAAATGATTTATTTACTAATCCTGGGTTTATTGCTAAGCACGAAAGTTTTATTTCCGATATTAATAAATACAGAGATGCTTTTGAGCGTAAAGATTTAGCAACTGCTTCTGCTGTACGAACTAAAATTGCTTTAGAGCATCCAGAATATGATGACGATGTAGTAATTGGATTGCTTAAAGACTCTACAGTTAAGAAAAATGGCGAAGAAGTACTTGTTACCGATTTAGATAGTCTTAAGAGTTGGTTTGAAACTGGCGAATTTATGAACTATCTGGTTAACGGTAAGATAAATAACATTCTTTATTTCAGAGAGTCATCTGTTGCTATTCAAACACGTCAACGTAAATTTATTAATGGTCTACGTAGCCAATTGTCACAGGCATTTCACGGTTTAGATAAAGATTTTCGTATAGGTAATAAACCAGAAAATAAAGATATTATTACAAAGTGGGATGAATTAGAAAAAGCCGTACTTTCTCCATCCTTTAGAGGTAAATCAACTCCAGAAGATATGCTTCAGGAGATTACTAAAAACGAACAAATGCTTAACTCTATTGTTCGTGAAAAAAACTATACTAAAAAAGATATTCGCAGAGCATTTGGTGAACTTCTTGCCCGTATGCCAGAGCAGGGTGGCCAAATATTCTGGGCTGATGCTTTAGTAGATAAGAGTCTTAACACATTTAGAAACTATGCACGCCTACTTACTGGGGATAGAATGCGTGCAGAGTTCTTATCGCAGTTATATAAGAAGAGTTCTGTTAATGACAGAATTAATATTCTTTATAATCTAGATAGAGCCTGGTTAGATTCTATTGGTGCTACCGCAACCTATAAAGGTCAAGAATTGCGTGATGCAATTTTGGCATCTAGATATATTCATAATGACTACGGTAGTATTACCAACTTCCTTGATGAAACATCTGAAGTTTTTGATGACTTTAAGGATGTTCAGGATTTACCATTTGGTCCTACACAGTTTTTCCACACAACAGAGGGAATGACTGTATTACCATTTGATTCATTGATTAAAAAAGTCTTTGATAAATTAGGTTCTACTTCATTAGAACGTATCTCTGCTGCTACAAAAGTAAAATATCCTGATGGCAAGTATAAAGACTTTGTAAAAAAACTTGGTTATATGTACTACACAGGTAGCACAAATGCTGCCATATCACGGGCAATTAACCAAGGGTTTTCTTTCCTTTTACTAGTCCCTAAATTAGGTATAAAAGCAGCAATAGATGAAGCAACTGTTTTGGCAAATGTTTCTACACCATCTATGTTGTTTGATTTCTTACGTGGTAAGGGTAGACAGTTAACTAATATTAATACTGCTATTACTGCAGATAATAAATCCCAAGGTATTGTAAAAGAATTACTACTTAATATAGTTGGTAAAAATCCTGCCAAGTTTAAGAGCGCCTTTGAGCGTAAGCAAATGCAGAATATGCAGGAAATTGAAGTTACTTTTAGGGACCCAGACACTGGTAAAATAATTACCCAGAAAGAAAAAGTAACTGCGGAAGAATTCTTTGGACAAAGTCCAGAAGAAATGCTTGTTCGTGCTGCTATTAGCAAATACGGAAATAAACTATCTGCCGAAGAGGTGGAAGATTTAATTCAACTATATCTTCACGATAATACTGCTGCTGAGGCTATGGTGGCATCTAGTATTGGTGCAACCTTTGGCAACTCAATGGCTCTTGATATCAATCTTCTTAAAGAACTTTATGGCAAAAGCCCACTTACTGAGGCTTTAGAAGCAGCAAATAAGCAGATACTGCCTAAACCATATAAAGATGCTTATGACAAACTTTCTGCTGCTGACCGTTCTTTGGCTCACTATAAATACTTCTATCTTCTGTTCTCTAAGAATGAAAAGTATGGAATTAATCTTAGTGAGATATTCTTTAGAAATCGTGCTCTTCTTAATAAAGAAGATACACAGAATTTCATTAACCAAGCAATGCGTCAATGGGGCTGGAAAGAACCATATCCAAATGAGAAACTTGCAAAAACACTTAATGACAGATTTGGTCAAACAATACAATTAAGAAATGCTGGTTTATCTGAAAAAGAAATTAGCCGTTCAATTATTCTAACAATGGCTAAAGAAATGCGTTATGTATTTCACGGTGGTACGGGTTATAACAAAAAGTTATACGATTTAATTTATGAAAAGCATTTTGAAGATGTTATGTCTGCTGACCGCGCTAAAGAAATTTCTGAAAGAAAAATGCTTAAGCGTGAAAAGGCTGGTATCAAAGAACCATTAAGTGAAGCAGAACAAGCACGTCGTACTAATGCTGGTAAAAGAAAAAGCAAATGGTCTACAACTGTTGGCAATATTACATTAGATGAATTTGAACAAGCAACAGAAGGACTTGTCCTTAAAGGACCAATAAGAACAGATATATCATTTGATGAGGTTGTTAATCTTGCTAAACAAGATGAAACAATTATTGATGACAGCATTCTTAAGGCATATGTCCGTGATACTGATGGAAAACTACGACCAATTGCTGCGTTAAATAATTTAGCAGAACGTAGTATTCGGGCTGGCTATGAATTTATGGACCGTCAGGTAAACGATATGGTTCGTTCGGATGTATACTTTTTAAAGTATCTTGAAGAACGTAGTAAACTACGAGCCAATGAGCAGATTATGGTTGATTATCTTGTAGAGAATGGTTCTGATTTAGAAACTGCAATTATTCAGGCTAATGGCGCTATGGTTAATCAAGCACGTCATAACGCAGCAGATGGTATGTTGAAGTATATTGATAATCCAGCACTTCGTACACAACTTGCTTTTAATATGCGTGTTGTTGGTCGCTTTATTAGAGCGTCTGAAGACTTTAGCAAGCGTGTAATGCGTTGGATAATCCGCCATCCAGAATCTATTCCTTATCGTATTGGACATACCGCCCACGCATCCAGTGGTTCTGGTGTTGTATATGATGACCAAGATGGTAATAAGTATGTTGTTGTTCCAAATGATGGCGTATTTTGGCAAGATATTGCACCAGCAATAGTTATGTTGGCTAATCCGCTATATGCAGCCACTATTGGGAGCAAAGCAGTTGGAAGCAGTATTCTTAATGGCGAGTCAATATTAGATAGTCCTTATTGGGGCTTCTTTAAACAAGCCGAATGGAATCAATACACACTTAAAGTATCTTTATTGAACCCTTCATATCAGGAAAATGCTGGTGTGTATTCTTTTACTGGTCCAAATATATCCTTACCAGTTATTGGTATCAGAAACTTTTTAATGGGCAAAGCAGTTAGTTCTGAAAGTTCTGGTGTTTATAATATTGCACTAGGTATTGATGACGTGTTATTAGGTTCTGTTGGTGATGATATCTCACCATTAAGGGCTACTATTCCACCATCTATTATAAATTATTTTAAAGCATTTGATGGCGAGTATAAAGATACTCAAGGAACAATCGCAGCCTATCAAGCAATTTCAATTATTCAATCTAATGATAAGTTATCTAAGTCTCCACAAGATTTTTTAAATGCTGCTGGAGAGTATGACCCATCTAAAGCGCAAGCCTATCTTAATGAATGGCGTATTCAAACAGCAAATGTACTAGCCCAGAAGGCTGCATTTAATACAATTTTTGGTGCACCACTAGCACTTGGTGTAACTGATTTGCCAAACTATCTAAGAAAGAATGGCGTTGTTACACTGACAAAAGAGTATGGTGATATTTTAAGAGCGGTTCTTCAGTTCAATCAGGAGAATGGTTTCCCAATATATGACCCATATACAGTTGCTGTATCTATGCACGCTGAACAACGTCCAGGAAAACTTATATTCCAGGTTCCTAAAAACCTTAATGAATCAAAAGTTGCTATTAACTACACAAGAGAAACACTTACTTGGGCTGTTGATAATAGAAAGTTCTTAGAAAAGTTTTCAACTGCTGGTTGGATATTTGCTCCTAACATTGGCGAGTATGACCCAAAGGTTATGAGTTATATGGAAGCAGCAGATTTAATACCGCCAAATGCTAACCCATTTGATTGGAATAATAAGAAACTTAGAGAATATATTGAGAATGTTTCAGTAGCAAAACAAATATCTGAGTACTATCAGTATGAAAGAGATGCTCAAAAACTACTCAATGACCCAAATAATACTAGCCGTAACTTTGCTGGATATCGCAAAGAAGTTATGGATAACGTTAAAGCACAACAACAGGCTATGTTAGATGGTAATCCTTTATTGAAGGCTGTATTTGGAAGAAGAGCCTTTGATACCGTAGAGGATTTACGTAGTAAGTTTAATGAATTAAGTACTATTACTACAGAGAAACTTTATCCAAAAACAGTTACTAAAGAAACTCAAAAACTTTTAGAAACTATGGTTCGGTCATCCAGAGAGTTAATACTTGTAGCAGAAGACTCAACTGTTCCATCTCAATATCTTGGTAATACAGAACTTGAAAAACAACTTGAAACAATGTATTCCAAATACAATGAGATTGCTTCACAAAATTCTGTTCTTGGTGAAGCCTGGAGTGCAATCATCAAGCCATTACTAGATAAAGTTTATAGTACGCCATTTAGAGTAGTTAAGAAGACTGGAGATTAATGCCACCGAAGATAACTAAAGGCGGTCCACGCCCAGTAAGAAACGACTATCCTAATGATGCTGAATTTGCAAAAGCAGTCGCTGAGTGGAATAAACTAAATCAACCACCATCTGGAACTCAAACAATGCCAGATGTTCAGACTATTCAAACAGATAATATTCAATCTAGTGTTGTGTCTCAATCCAGAGAAAGCACCAACTGGAATGCTTTTACAGATGGTAGTTTTACGGTTCAAGAAGGAAATGCTGCAGTTGGTGAAACACCATTCATTACCTATACTGACCCAACAAAAAGAAATGCTGCTCCTAGTACTGTAATTATTCTTCCAGTTGCTGGTAATCCTGGTGCATATCAGATTGTTAGTAGAGAAGTATTCTTAGATACTATTATTAAAAGTATTCAGCGTAGTCCAGAAAATGCTAAATACTGGAAATCTCAA